TAGCCTGGTCTATTGTTATTTCATATTGTTTGTAAACACTATAAACATCTTTATACTTTAGTTCATGTCCATGTGCTGACATCCAGGTATGGAAACCATATTCCCAATCTAAACATACACCATCACAATCTGTTAATATTATTTTATCTTTTATCATACTCATATTATGCACTCTTTGGTAACCATTGTCAAGGACTTTATGTATCTAATTGTCCTTTTTCCTTGTTTAATATAACTGTGAGTCAAAGGCTTTTGTAGTTTCCAAGCTTCTATTTCCCACGGTTCATTCCGTCTATCACTATGTTCTTTGCCATACCAAAAATGCCTTAGGTTTCGTTCTGTTAGTTGTCGCCTTACACTCTGTTTCACATGAACCATTTCATGTGCCACGGTTAGCATGAAATCATAAGCATTTTGTGTTTTGTCTATTTCAATCGTAAACTGATTGTCACCGTCATCTTGACAGTAACCTACGACTTTATCTCCCTCTGGTATTTTCTTTAGATCTACCTCAATCCATAGTGTCCTATGCCTGGGTAGCATCTCATCAATGCAATGCTCTACAAGTTTGTAAGCAAGTTCTCTTTGTGTTTTGGTGCCACCTGAAACATTAACAACATTTGCTGGGTGCATGATATAGTCTCCTCACAATGACAAATCTTCCCCGTATCTACCTCTGTCTCTATTACCGTCAGCATTTAGCTCTGTCATGTCTTGTTGTTTGTGTCTGAAATCTCTATCTCTAATCTCAGCTTCAAATGCTGGCACAAGTTTATCAGCCATATGATCTTCTGCTAATAATTGTGCTAGCTGTGCTATTTCTTGAGCATCTAGCCTTTTAAGTTTCTCTGCTAGTGCGTGTGGTGTTGCGTGTGCGTGATTGCCCATTATGTCTCCTTACCAAATTTATCTATAAGAGCGTCGCCTCTTACTTGTTCTTCTCTGAATATATGGATAACTTTGCCGTCTTGTTCTCGCACAATAGAACCATCGTTGTATTGTGTATCAGTTACAGATTTTGTTTCTGTATCCTGTGGTCTGTAATCATACCACATGCTACTCATTTTGTGAAGATGAATAGATCTTGGTTGTCCGGCCCATTCCTCAGCAGCTAATTTTATTGCCTGCTTGTGGACTAGTTCGTCGTATTGTCCCATAATGTCTCCTGAAGTTTTATTATGTCTATATTATAGGATATGCTGGACCTTTAATCAATAGTCAATAGGACCAAAAGCCCAGCCTTCCGTTTACCTACTCAGGCTTGACTAATGTCCAGATACCATATGCTAGTCCTACCCATGCTGCTATTTTGGCTAATCCACCAAATAGTATAACAGCTAAGCAACCAGCTATGATAAGTCCGCCGTCCCAAGATGTTCTCTCTGGGAGTCGTGCCTTTATCCAGTCTAATATGTTTGACATATTTCTTGCTCCTATTGTTTGAGATCGTTTTCTAGTGCATCAATATAATCTTGTATATTGTGGTCCGCTACCAGATCAAATCTGCCTTTGAATATTGCTCCTAATAATGACCATCCTTTGTCCCTAATCCTCTCTGAGGACCAACGTCCAAGTTCTGTGACTTCCCCTGTTGATTTAATATACAGACATTTGCCTGTATGTCTCCATCGGAACCATGACGGAACACATGGAACAACGTCATTATTATTTACAAATCGTTTATGATTAAGATGTTTATCACACCATGCTCTAAACTTTGGACCACCAGCTCTTGGTGAACCGTAAGTGTAGAGAGTATCAATATCATATCCACCTCTGTATTCTAATCGTTGTGCTAATATAGTTGCCATGGCACCACCTAATGAGTGGCCACATGCCCATAGTTTCTTACCTTTAGAATACTTGTCTAGTCTTTTTACGACTTCAGGATATATCTTATCTACCTCTTCTTTAAAACCTTGGTGTATTTTACTGCCTGTTACGGAATCAGCCTTAAATATCTCTAGGTCTGCGTAGATATCATTTAGTTGTGATGGCTCTGTGCCTCTACATGTTATAACGATATCCGTTTTATTATGAAATATGTAAGTCTGTGCTCCTCGCTCATCTATATAAAGCGCTGCATTGAAACCTAACTTCTTGCCCTGCTCCTTACCTAACTTAGGTCCTGAGTAAGCAATCTTAGCGAATCTAGCAAATAGTGCACGTCTTTCTTTTTCTTGTAATTGTGTAATCATAATAGCATGAATATTTATAAGCTCAGGGTGTTCTATTCATCCATATAAATAATGGTATGGCAAAATTAAACTTATCCTCACTAAAAGGCAGTTCAGGCCCTAAATATACTGCTAATATAATAGCAGACGGACAGGCTGGTAAACTGTTAATGACAGACAAAAAGAGTATCAGCACAAAAGGTTCAACTCTTACATACACTAGCTTTTCTAATAAAGAAGTAAATGTAGCATTCCCTACCACAGGAGCAAAACTAATGAGCGAGCTAAACAAAGTAAAGGCAGGCTCACGTGTTACAATTATGCCACAGGATTATAGTTTTTATGATATAGATAAGGACGCTATCAAAGATGGTAGAGGCGAGGGTGATGGTGTAAGTGAGAAACAATATCCTACATTTAACCGTGGTGGTGTATCAGAGGGCATATATGCTTGTGCTATATTTCTTAGGTTCACTGCTAAAGGTAAAGACAGAGGCGAGGCAGTATCAGAGGCAACACTCAAGCGCTTTATATTAGGTTCACAAGTAGATGCTAAAGTAAGTCAGACAATAAAAGGAACAGGCGATAACTTAGGTGTAAACTTCAAAGACGATATTGTTCTTAAATTAGGATTAAAACTAGCAGACATAAAGGCAATGAAAGATCCTAAACTATGGGAACATTGGAAAGGTAAAGGTGTAAAAATAGATGGCTTCAAAGAAATAAAAGCTGCTAGACATGATATGATAGGAGCTGCCTTAAAATATATAAATGCCTCTCCTGGTAGTCCTAAAGATGGTTCTGTGAAAGGACCAGCATATTTTGCTAGGCTCATGTATGCTAACAAAGTATATAATGAAGTTAGAATATTAGCAGAAGGTGAAGAGGCACAGGACGAAACAAAGGTAGATATTAGAGTAGATGCTAGTAATCATGACGGAGAAGATGTAAAAGACATATTAAGAATATCATTAAAGTTTGGTGGCGTAGGACAGTTTGGACAGATGGCTGGTGTAACCTGGGATATAACTGCCAATGTAATGAGAACCTGGTTTGATCATGAACCTACGTTCACAGAGAAACAATATGATGCTGAGATAATTACGTTAGATCATAAGCGAGATGCTGCGCGTGCAATGAGAATGATGTGGGAAAATGAGATAGCGGATATTACAAAGCAATTAAAAACAAGAGCAGGAGCTGAGGCATTTCAAAAGGCTCTTTACAATAATATATCACAGGGTAAAGCTGCAAAGGAAGAAGAGGCAGGCGTAGAACTAATTGATACATATAAAAATGATGTGGTTGTATATAATCTAGATACAATCATGGAACAATGTTTCTATGGTATGGAACTACAAGGCGAGTTGTTCTTATCTAAGGCAAGAGGAAAAGATGATGAAGACTTATGTGGATTAAGAATAAGCGCACTAGGTATAGCAGGCAGAGAACGTGAGGACCTAATACAAATTCGTATAAAAAGAGGAGACTCAACACAATCAGGACCTTACTATAGAACTATATTTGAGAAACAACATGGACTTACCAAACTATTAGCTGCAACAGTTAGAGAGTATGATAAACAATGGTCTACATCTGGTAAGAGGCCTGTAATATAATGAAAGCAACATTATTTTTCTTATTCAATCACGGTGGCGAACTGTATATTGTGGACAACACAAAAATAAATGATGTTCCTAAACCTCGTGAACTTATCTTTAGAGCCTCACAAATAGAGATAATAAGAGAACGAGCATTGTATATGAGTCAGCCTATTGTCATGGACAGCGCTAGGAAAAGAACTGCTAAACATAGCCCTGAAGGAATAGAAAGAATAAGAGAGGCTAAACTAGGCAACAATCATCCTGCTGTTGTAAATGGTAGAAGTCCTGACTTCAGAGATAAAGTATCAAGGACAATGAGAGGAACAAGAATAGGAGAGAATAATCCTATGTATGGCAGACGTCATACAAAAGAAACAAGACAAAAGATGCATGAAGCTGCTATGGGTAAAGAGAGACGTCGTTGGGTTTGTTCACCTGATGGTGTGACTACTACTATTCCTATTAGTGAACCTAAGCCTGAAGGCTGGCAATGGGGCAGACATTATGACCCTTACAGGCCAGATACAGAACCATTAAGTGTATAAACCTTACCACTAACCACATTATCAAATAACTTAACCACTTGCTTAGCAGGCATATGGTAATGATCTTCTATTAGATGTCCAGGATCTATGCCAAAGTATATCTCTTTTCGTTTGTGTGCTAAATAGCGCATTATATGTAAATTCATAGCCTTATAAGCAAAGTATGGTGCATATTCTGGCATATCTTTAGCACCTATACCTTTACTAAGCATCCAGGCAACCTTCTTACCTGTCGCTAATTCTAATAAATTTAAACATATTAAACTATTATGTTGAAAGGATTCTTGATTGAAATCCTCTGGCATGTAATGATGATTAAATAATATAATATCATATTGTCCTTTATATTTGTATATTTGTTCTGACAATAAGTGTCGCCTTGGTATGACTACAACATCATGAGTCTTACTCAGCTCTTTTACAAATGCTTTTCCAAATTTGCTGTTGCCTCCTGTTACCAATGCTTTAGGCATTATATATTTTCTCCATTGTGGTTTGTCCCTTGCTACATGAGTCTGAACAGAGTAAGATGCTGTGATCTTTCCAAGACTCTCTAACTGCTTTAAAAGGGTCATCATCTAATATCTCCTTTAATGATTTATCCTTGAGATTATTCTTTACGTCCTTGAATATATTATCTGCTTGCCACTTGTGGACTACAGATACCTTTCTATCTTTTAAATACTTCTGACTTAGGTGTCCAAAGAAACTACAAGGCCAGACTGTGCCGTCATAGTTTATTCTAACTTCATTACCCATGCCAAATGTCTTTGCACTACAATTTATACATGCTGACTTTTCTTTGTAAAAGCTCTCTATTTTATCTTTTACAGTATCATATTCAATAGCATCTGTGTTAATCATATTAATTAGATTCTCCTGTGCTGGTGATACTATTACAGGTCTTATCTCAGCATCACGTGCTGGATATATTTCATATTCTATATTGTAGTTCTCATCTCTTGCTGGCATCATGCCACCATCTAATTCCTCAAAGCCATTAGGATTCTTAAATCTTATTATAAATCCTAGTTTGTTTGCTAATGCAAAAGCTTTCTCCAATTGGTGTTCGTTATGCTTGAATTTTAGAAACTCCCAAATACCCTTTGCTCCTGTTTGACTGTAAGTTGTCATGGCAGAGAACACTTTGTTCCATTTAACATTCCGTCTGTATATGTGATTAGTATCTTCTAATCCATCAACAGAAAATATAACATATCGTCTTTTGTTTCTTGTAAATAGTTTGCCTAAATCATGCCAGAAGCGTTCTGTTTTCATACCACCATTGGTATTAATTTGTATGGCTGATTTGTTGTTGTGTTTTGTAATGTATTCTAATATTTCCAGTATCTCTGGACAAGTGCATGGGTCTCCATAATCACCAGCAAATGTCCACATCTTTATTTGTTTAATAAAGTCTACAGTAAATGTATCTTGGAAACGTTGTAATGTCCACGCGCCCTGTGTTATGTTAGGATTAACATTAGGACTAAAGTTCTGGTAACGTGGACACCAAGGACATATCGAGTTACAAAGAGTCGATAGTTCTAAATGAACGCTCTTTATGTCTTCGTATGCCCAATTATTCTGCTGTTTGTGTAAAGTCAACTTTCTTCTTCAGTTCCTTCATATTGGCTGAAGTGTCAGAAAACTTATATCCTTTCTTAGGCTTGGCATATTCTTTAATGCCAATATCTTTTAAACAAGCTTCTAGTTTTGGATATAGTTTTAGCAGTTGTTGATCTTTAACGTGAGTAATGAACTCTGCTTCTTTGTGGTGCAGTCCTTCTAATATAGACATCCAGTTCATCTCTTGTTTCCAAGAGGGAAGATTCTTAACATTAGATGTAGGGTCTGTAAATTGTTTTATACGTCTCCATTCTAATGTAATAGTTGTATCTCCCATACCTTCTGGAATATCATCTTGAATCTTTGTAGACTCAGGCATTCCTTCAGGTAATCCCCAATCAACTTTCTCGGCACCAACACCCATTCTAACGACAGGAACAATAGTCTGATTACCAGCTGCTAGTTCCTTTAGTCTTTCTATGTGTGCTTTTTTACCTCGGGCTTCAAATATCCAATTAAAACCTTCGTCTAATTGTCTGAACTTCGCCATTACTTTTTCACCTTGTTTTTAGAACCTTTAGGACGGCCTCTCTTCTTAGGAGGAGTTTTGCCATCTTTATAAGCTTCGTTAATGTTTGGTGTAGCTTTATCGTCAGCTTTGTAACGACCTTTTTTATCTCTCGCTCTTACTCCAGAAGCTGGTGCTTCCTGAACAGGAGGAAAGAATACTTTCTTTAACCATCTAAACATAATTATATCACCTTTATTTGTTATCAAAAATCATTTATTACGTCTATCATTCTACTCATTTTGTGTTTCATAAAATAATTTAATAATAAACTTCTATCTTGTCCCTGTTGGGACTTGTAACTATTTATAATAGTTTCTTTTATATCTTCTGGTGTTTTGGTCAAGTCAACAAGTGTGCTATTCCTTACATAACCAGCCGACATCTCGCCCGTTACCCATTCTTCTGGTGGCAAGTTTTTCCATTTGTTAAGTTTTACCTTACGAATGGGAGTTTGTCGTGTGCCATTAACAAATACATTATCTGCTGATAACATATTAGGTATGCCATCACCTTTATCTCCTATAATTATATGTTCTCTCAACACAACCTCAGCAGGTTCGGTTATCTTTACCCA